TTAATTACACATTAATAAATACACTATGTCATTACAAGTATTAAGAAGTAAATCACTACCGAAAGTTTTGACGGTTTTCAGATCACTTGAAACGACTATTACAGCCGCTATTGATTTGAGACTGACGATGATCGCTAGTATGAACGGTTACCCTGTACCCGCTCACGTAATCGCACGAGTTTATAAATACCTTGATCTGAGTTCTGTCAGTTCTTTGAAGAAAGGTATTCTTAAACTAAGAGATATATCTCGCTTCGCATCTGATATTCTCGCCACCATTCCCCAGGTTAAAGTTGGTCGTTATCAACTTGATCGTACAGCTATATCTGACTACATTGAGGATAATAAAAGTTCTTACGGTTACGACGTGCTATCTCCTGAAGACATTGATCTCGTAACTTTCTTTGTAACCTCATCAGAGCTTATGGAAGCATCTTGGTCTCTCGATTTATCCACTCAAGGACAAGTGAATCCTCTAATTTCTTTGGCTGAATTATATTTAAGTCTCAAAGTACCTACAGCTTATAAAGTCAACAAGAAAGAAATTAGTTTCACTAGTCCCGATGTTCCTCACATTTATGTCGCTAGTACAGATCAGATTCAACCTTTGAATACGCTGCCATCTATGATGAGATCCATCGCTCTTCGAGCTTCGAAAGATTCTATTGAGAAACCTGAAGATGTTGTTCAACGGGAGGATACTTTACTCAGACTCTCTGATTTACGATTCCTTGATCACATTATCTCATTGGTAACCAATCCCGATATTTGGAACACTTTTATTCCCACAAGGACTAAAGATGATCCGAGCGCCAACGAAGAACGTGTTAAAGGGTTGAGGTTATTTTCTGGTTACTTACACAGCTTATTGCTTATTCCTCACTTCTTTCGCCTCGAACTATTTCGTCAATCATATCTTAATTATGAAGGTTGGCTGAAGAATTTTCCTGTCATTCCTGAGGACATCGAACGTAACTATAAAGAGACTGTTGTCAAATATGATATTTTTCAATCTTCTCTTGACGCTGGAGAGATTTTCAGACTTCATGAAGATAGCTCATCGGATCTCAACTCCTCTATCAAAACCTTTTTCACTGAATTTGTCACTTCATTCGGTCTCAAAGACATTGTTAAACGAGCCGAGGCATCAAGTGTTACCGACGCGAAAATTCAAATTACTGATTTAACTCAGCTGCGTGATAACAAGTATAATTATGTGATGTTATCCCATCCTCTAGGGAAGTTCGAGATGACATACGACCTATTCCAATATCTTTTTGACTCTGATATATTCAGACAGAATATGAATGATGCTTTTTCTTCAATAGTACCCGTTGTAGGTAAATACCTTCAGGATGCTGTTGTTGAACATCTCCATAAGATAGGTTTACGTCCAGCTATTCCTTTTCATGGTAGTATCTCGCCTACTCACGAATTCAGGAATGGTCACTCCCCCACGGTGCAGAACGGCTCTTTCTTTCATCGTTATTTTGCTATCAGTAATACTTACGAAACTGAGCGAGCCATGCAGACCGATCTCCTTTACACCGTTGTTAACGCAAGGAAACTGACCAATAATTTTCCTCCTCCCTGTGTTATTGATTTCGATGGAGCGGTCACTTTCCGAACGAAACTAGGTAGAGATTGGCGCTCACTTTATCCCTCAGCTCTCGTTACCGGTGATCGTGGTGTGGATCCAAAGAGTTTACATGATTCAGAAATTGAATTACGTCAGACATTGGAACACATACCAGGTGAGCACTTCGAGGTCATAAGACGCTCATTTGCTACTCCATATACAAGAGAGATTTGGGCTACAATTTTATCATCTTTTTGTTTAGTTTATGAGACTTTCAACTCCGATTTCAAACCCGGGACTGGATCTCTTACTAATGTGGCCTCTGTTGTTGCTGGTTACGGTCATCCCTATGGTAGAACATACGATAGTCTTGCTTCTATGCAAAATTTTAAAGATGAAGATCTCATAAAAATCACTGATGATGTCTATTTGGCTATCTTGCAAAAGATTCCAATGCCTAGCGAGCACATAGGTGTTAGTAACTTCACTCTGGGTGCTCCTTACTACTATTTTGGCGGTAATGGCACGACCATGGATGTTAAGAGATTATGTTTTGGTGAAGGTATGTTACAGTTCTTCCTAAGGCCAGTCTCTACTTTACCTGATGATCCAAGAGTACTTTTCGACAAGATTTACGCTTATATCAATGATACTCTTCTGTTGCAATCTGATATTTCTCTTAAATTAGGTCAGATATCATGATAAGTTTCGTATCAGTCTCCCGATTACCAAACAAGCTTGGAGGAATGACCGATTCAGCCCACTTATTGATTTTATAAAAATCTCTAAATACGGCGCTGTCGCTTCTACTGGGGTTGCATCTAGTGAAACGGAAATTGGTAGTATGATGGAACAAATCACAAAGAATCTTGAAGAAGCTGCTGCTGATACCACCGTTCATAAGGAACCTGAGACAAAGGCTACTTTAGGTGTTGATCTTGACAGTTCTATCAAAGAAGATTTCGACAAGGACGGTAAGAAACCTAATAAAAAGAAAGGTCTCCAACCTCCATCAACAGACGAATCTTCCGATTTAGGAACTGAAAATACTTAATACTGTAGTGTAGGTGTAGTTGAGACGGGGGTGTTCTTTAATTTATTATTGAGCATCCCTTTCTTTATCTACTTCTATCTACATCACTATTCCTCATTAAACTTCATTAACACTACACTTATGAGTTTAGAAATTAAGACCTCACCGTCTTTTGTTCCCTCAGTATTTCCGCGTCGTAAACGTTCAGCTGAAGAAACCGATGCACAGGGTGCTACCTTTCAATTACCTCATCTTTGCTCCATTCCCGAATATGTTAAACTCGTTTATGGGGTAAATAAGGTCGAAGGTATAGAGAAAGAATTTAACTTCCTCAATCGTGACAATGTCGAAAAGAGCTACGTTCCTAATAAAGAAGACCCGTTCGTTTTCAAGGATCAAGCCTCTTTGCATCTTTTTAAAAGCGAAGCTCATAGTTTAATAGATTGGTTAACAAACAAGTGGGCAAGCCTGAATTTACCAACTATTCGAGATAAGGAACGAGATATTAATATTCCAGATACGGCAGGTGTTGTAAATTCTTTACTCTCTGAAGATCCTTCCAAATCTAAAGCAATCAACCATTTCTTGGAAGTCCGACATGAGGCAGTCAATATTGGTTCCAACATCGATATCATGAAGAAAGCTGCTCTGGTAAGATCTGTATCTCATGGTTGGTGGGTTGTATCCTATAGGGGAAAAAACACACCACATTTAGATCATTTTTCACCTGCTTTACGTGTCTTAAATGCTACTTTTTCACATTTGAGGAGCTCACCCCGATTTAAGGTTCTGTTGGAAGAAACAATCAATTCTCAAGGTGATCCTCTAGATACTAATGTTGGTTATCCTTATTTCACAGCTGAAGTAGATGAATGGGGTAATCCAATTGGACGTCTAAAAACCATCAATTTATTTAAAGGTATAGGCACTCAAGGATATGATTACAATAAAGTTATTTCTGAAGTTGGTTCTAGGGTTCCTGATGGGGTGATGAGTCGATATCCATTCGCTATTTCTTCCATAAGAAGGCAACAACCTGGCTATAAATGGAATCACGTTTGGAAAAGCACTTCTTTGGGTCTTAAAGTTGATCGCGATGAACGAGGTAATACCACTAATCGAGTTGCTTTCAACGCTAGCTACATCCAAAATCAAATGCTAAGCCCGGTTCAAAGTGAATGGAAGACCTTCAGGAAGTTAATCCCCGGCATTTTCTTTGATGGAAGTACTAAAACAGAAGTTCTAAACGTTATTCGATCTTCCAAGAGCATAGTTTTTGAATCTGATTTCTCTAATTATGATCGAAGTATACCTAACAATCTTGCTAGTGCGATCTTTGCCATCTACGCGAAACTCACTAAGCATCCTGATTATTATTACAAGCTGCTCAAAGGTACACATCAACATTTACCTCTCATTTGGCCCGATTGGATACCAGGAAAAAGAGGTACGGGGTGGATCTTCTGGGTTGACGAGTTAGCACTTCTATCTGGTTTGAAAATCACCGCTGAAGTTGGAACTCTTGTTAATTTAGTTGTTATCATGCAATCTATTTTGGACGCTAAGTTGATGGACGAGAAACAGTTGTTTACTTATTTAACTCGGAACTCCATAACAAGATCTTCAAATCAAGACGTCCTCTTTCTTATTCAATCTGATGATACTATGTTTTGTCACAAAGATTTGAAAGTCCTTCAGCGCCTCACTAACTCCTTTATATCAAACGCGAAAGAAGCTGGTTTGAAAGGATCTCTTGAGTTAGGCGATCGATTCCTCATGCGACATATGACCGATGGTGTTGACAGACCTTTAGCTAGTCGTATTTGGCAAAACACGTTATCTAACGAATCAGGTTATCAAGATCCTCTTAAATTCATGGTTGGTATGGTCGCTCGAACAGATGGTTTATTCGGTCTTAAAAGCGTTGATCCGTTTGCTACAGGCCGTATCCAAACCATTAGTACAACTGAACAAGAGTTCTCAATTAAGGTCATAGAGAGTCTTCTTAAGTTTACTAAGACCGCAGCTCATCCCGTGGAACCCGTGAATCAATTTCTCAATCTCATGTTAACCCATGCTAAGCAATTTAGTAAATCTTCTAATGGGTACCAGGGCAATGATTCAGCTCTTAATGAGATTACAGCTTTACGAAACCGGTTTATATCCCTGTTGGCTGATCAAGAACTTTTAGTTGCGGCGAAGAAAGACAAGTTATATGAAACGTTCCTTTACCAGTTACACAAGAACGCTTTGTCTCCAACGACAGCTCAAGTCCTTGAAGCTATGATTAAATCCAGTCCTTTAATGGCAAAGCTTTTAAATCAAATCGAGTCTAAAGAACACAATTTTTACGTCAATAGTATGAAAGAATTAAACATTCCTTTATCTATTGACTAGGAAGAGGCAGTATGCCTC